CGGGCATCTACTATGACGATAAGGCTGTGGAAGGCTTTGTGAAGTTCTGCGAGAATGAGTTGACGCTTACTGACGGTGGAGACTTGAAACTCCTCGATTCCTTCAAGCTCTGGGCAGAAGAGATATTTGGCTGGTACTACTTTGTGGACCGCAGTATCTATGTGCCTAATCCCGGAGGGCATGGTGGTCACTACGAGCGGAAGCGTATCAAGAAGAGACTTATCACCAAGCAGTATCTCATCATTCCTCGTGGTGCGGCTAAGACCATGTATGACGCATTTATCCAGAGCTATTTTCTGACTGTGGATGTCTCGACTACGCAGCAATGCACTACAGCGCCCACTATGAAACAAGCAGAAGAGGTCCTTTCACCGATCCGTACAGCATTGGCTCGATCGAAGGGACCTCTTTTCAAGTTCATGACAGAAGGAAGCCTTCAGAATACGACTGGTGCCAAATCTGATCGTATGAAACTAGCTTCAACTAAGAAGGGTATTGAGAACTTCCTAACAAATAGCCTATTGGAAGTGCGTCCTATGACCATTGACAAGCTGCAGGGCCGAAGAGACCGTGTGGCAACTGTTGATGAATGGCTGAGCTGTGACATCCGGGAAGATCCCATCAGTGCACTTGAACAGGGTGCCTCCAAGAATGAGGACTATCTCATTGTTGCCACCAGTTCGGAAGGTACAGTCCGAAACGGTTGCGGTGATACAATCAAAATGGAGTTAATGGACATCCTGAAAGGGGAGTACATCAACCCGCATGTGTCCATCTGGTACTACAAGCTGGATTCTCTTGATGAAGTTGCAAACCCGGAGATGTGGCTGAAAGCAAATCCCAATCTGGGGCAGACCGTGAGCTATGAAACCTATCAGTTGGATGTAGAACGTGCAGAAAAAGCGCCTGGTTCCAGAAACGACATTCTGGCCAAGCGCTTTAACATTCCCATGGAAGGCTATACCTACTTCTTTCCATATGAAGAAACCCTGCCACATCGCCACCGAGATTACTGGCAGATGCCTTGTGCTCTCGGTGCAGACTTGTCGCAGGGCGATGACTTCTGTGCGTTTACATTCCTGTTCCCAATGGCGAACGGCTTCTTTGGCGTAAAAACCAGAGATTACATTACCTCTTACACGCTGTCGAAGCTTCCGCAGGCAATGCGCCAGAAGTACGACCAGTTCATGCAGGAAGGCACGCTACAGGTGTTTGATGGCACGGTGCTGGACATGATGCAGGTTTACGAGGATCTTGACAACTTCATTCAGCAGAACGACTACGATGTCCGCTCGTTCGGGTACGACCCTTACAATGCGAAAGACTTCGTAGAACGCTGGTGCACGGAGAATGGTCCGTTTGGTGTGGAGAAAGTGATTCAGGGCGCAAAAACGGAGAGTGTGCCACTTGGTGAACTGAAGAAGCTCTCTGAACAGCGGAAACTCCTTTTTGACGAAGCACTAATGCAATTTGCTATGGGCAACTGCATTACGCTGGAAGATACCAATGGCAACCGCAAACTGTTGAAGCGTCGGTCTGACCAAAAAATTGATGCAGTAGCTGCTATGATGGATGCCTACATCGCATGGAAGCTGAACCGAGATGCATTTGAGTAAGTCAGATGACCTTCTGGAAGACTTCGCCATTCGGACGAAGGTAAAGCTCAGTCGGTGCGGAGGGCTTATCTAGCGCATCCTTGACCAGAGCAAGGAGCGGGGACTCCGGTTGTGCGTTCAGTATGTCGGACAGTTCCAGAACTTTGTGTTCACTCGCAGATACATCGCCTTTGAGCAGACCCTTTTTTTTACTTTCGATTTCCTTGTTGACCTTATCGGAGAAGGTTTTCAGCGCACCAATCATGCGGTTCTGGGTGAGGGCAAACAAAGGTTTCGCATCGGCTTTGATATTTGCAAGATAGGACTTATTCCAGTTTTGTGCATAGTAAGCTTCCATAATGGTGCTAATTGCATACAGCTGGGAAGCAAGGTCAATGCCCTGTTTATTCTGTAATACAGTTCTGGCCTGATTTTCGTTGGCCTTTGCACCAACAGAATCTTCCAACTGCTCCGTGTAGAACTCTATGTCTGCTACAGCCTTGATTTTTGCACGTTGCAGGTTGCCAATGGTAGCCATGCGCTGCGATTCACTGAGCATGATGGTTGAGTAATTTGCAAGCGCATACTTGACAAATGTGAGCTCAGACAGCAATTCCGTACGTTTGGAAGCCTGAAGAAATACCAGAAGGTCATCCAGCTTTCGATTGACTTCTGTCAGTTTGGAACTGATATCCGCAAGGAAATACTGTCCAGTAGCAAAGGAAGCAATACTGAACATCTGAAAAGCCACAACCGATACAGGATTAACTTTATACAGAGAAGCAGTACCTGCCAAATGCCCGGTGGCATCTACCATGGTTGTAGACTGACCGCCCTGATGCAAGTTCATCAGAGTACCGTTGATTCCTTTTGGAAAACGGAGCACATACATATTGGAAGCAGCGTCGGTCGCAACTTGCGCAGGAATCAGCTGTAACAATGAATTGGCAGCAAGCCCTGCCTGTTCTGGAAAATCGACCTTTTGAAAACGGGTTGGATCATCAAAATCAGGATACGACTCGCAAGGAACAACTTCAAAGTTGAAATCAGCAGGACGCAGTTCGGTATCAGGCATGACTTCAGACCTCCTCCACACAGAAAGCAAATGTTACAGTACCTATTATAGCATGGGGGAGGGTACACTGGCAACAAAATTTGAGAAAAAGGAGGATGAAGCTTGTACCATAATAACCAGATTTGGCATTGGGGTGTCAAAGGCATGAAATGGGGTGTCCGGCGCTATCAGAACGAAGACGGCACGTTGAACGCAGCCGGTAAGAAGCGCTATGCAAGCGATGTTGTCGCTAATGCCAAAAAGAAGAAGGACAATCGCCTACCTGAAGATGGTCTGAACGACCCGAACCGCTGGGTAAAAGAGGACCGTGAGCGGACAAAGCGTGTGGTTGATTCCAGCAATCAGATGGCTGGCAATCTGAAAACACTGAACGACAAGTCTATGTGGATTCAAGCGCGCAGAACCCCCAAGATGGACTTGAGCAAAATGACTGACCAGGAGATGCGGGAGCAAATCAATCGTGCTATGCTGGAAAAGCAGTATGACGATATGTTCAACCCGAAGAAGGTTTATTCCGGTCGGGAAGCAGTCAGCGATACTTTGGAGATTGCAGGAAGTGTTCTTGCCATCACGAGTTCGGCACTGGGCATTGCACTGGCCATCAAAGAGTTGAAGGGTGAGTAATTTAAAATGGAATTGTATCACCACGGCATCAAAGGCCAGAAGTGGGGCGTAAGGCGTTACCAGTATGCTGATGGTACGTATACTCCGGCAGGACGGAAGCGCTATGGAGCGAACCAGAACCCAAGCCGAATGGAACGTATGGCATCCACTATGGAGATGCGAGTGAAAGATTGTGTCAACACTGCTCGAACTCAGGTGACGGGGCGGCAGTATGTTGACAGCTATCTAAAGAAGGGAACGATGTTCTCTCGGATTCAGACTTCCAAGGATTTCGAGAACTTCGCATTCTACGCTACCTATAAGAAGGCGGACAGCGACAAGTATATGGGGCTTTTCGGAAAGAATCTGATGACGCGAGCCAACTATGATGCCAAACAGGCAGAAAAGCAGGCGAACGCTTCCGGTAGCGAAGAGGATTTGGTTACGGCTACCACACTGCGCGACAAGGCTAACAACATGAAAGTCTATCAGCTGAAACTGGAAACGGTCAAGAAGTTGAAGGTGCCTTCTGATGAGAACGCCAGTGATATTACGGCTGGATTGTTGAAGGAGAAAGAGTTCAAACAGAATCTTGAAGCATCCATAGCAGATTCCAAAGAGAAGATGCGCAGACCTACCCAGCAGGTGCTTTTTAAGCAGGCTGAGAATGCGTTGAAGAAAGATCCCGCTACACTGACTGCATCCGAAAAAGTGGCTATCTATAAGGCTCTAAACCTTTCTCTGACAAATCATAACGCACAGGAAGTGGCGGCACAGAGCCGTTTCTATACGGAACTGAGCAAAAAAGGCTACAATGCGCTGTTGGATTACAATGACAAAGAATACTCCAGCTACCATGCAAAGCGCCCGATGATCGTGTTTGATACAGATTCTGTCCGCTTGCAGTCAGTGACGGAGACTAATCCGAAGGTCGTGGACAAGCTGTACATGCGTTACAATGCAGAGCGAATTGCAAAAGAAGTTGGTGCGAACACAATCGGCTACGTTTCCAAGCTGGGTAATAAGACTGTTTCAGAGTGCTCCGCTTACATGGAACGTAAAATGAATGATTATTTAAGTTAAAGGAGGATGAAGAATGTGGTAATGGAATGATGACACCATAGAACTCTGGCTAAACTGGCAGAACTCATCAAGCGCATTGGCTTAACAGCTAATGCGCTTTTTCTTTTTGGAGGAAAAATCAAAATGGAGATGAACATTGGTTCCAGGCTGAAACACGCTTGGAACGCCTTTCTCAACCGGGACCCTCCCGGAAGTAGGTATTATGGGGGTGGCTACAGTTACCGTCCCGACCGGATGCGCTTTTCCCGCGGGAGTGAGCGCACCATCATCAATTCCATCTATAACCGCATCGCTCTGGACGCGGCATCCATCACCATCAATCACGTGAGGCTCGATGAAAATAATCGGTTTGATTCGATTATTGATTCGGGCCTTAATTATTGTCTAAATACCGAGGCCAATGCCGACCAGACTGGTCGAGGGCTGATTCAGGACATCGTGATGACTTTTTTGGAGGAAGGAGTAGCCGCAGTTGTGCCGGAGAAAACCGACTTTGACCCGCGCTACAGCAACAGCTACGAAATCTACTCCATGCGCGTTGGCGTACCAGTGGAGTGGTACCCGAACCACGTGCGGGTGCGGATGTTCAATGAGCTGACTGGGCAGAAGGGGGAGATCACCCTCCCGAAGAAGATGGTAGCTCTGATTGAAAACCCATTTTACTCAGTGATGAACGCGCCGAACTCTACCATGCAGCAGCTGGTGCGAAAGTTGGCATTGCTGGATGTGGTGGACGAACAGGCCGGAAGTGGAAAGCTGGACATGATCATTCAGTTACCCTATGTCATCAAGAGTCCGGCGCGCAGGGAACAGGCTGAACAGCGCAGGGCTGACATCGAGCAGCAGCTTTCCGGCTCTAAGTACGGCATTGCCTATACGGACGGCACGGAGCGAATCGTGCAGTTGAATCGAAGTCTCGAAAACAACATTCTGAAATCCATCGAATACCTAATGAACATGGTATACAGTCAGTTGGGTGTGACACAGGAGATCCTGAATGGCACTGCGGACGAGAAAACGATGAATAACTACATGAACCGCATCATTGAACCGGTTGTGTCGGCAATTGCAGACGAATTCAAGCGGAAGTTCCTGACGAAGACTGCCCGGACACAGGGTCAGAGCATCATGTTCTTCCGCGATCCGTTCCGTCCGGCACCTGTGAGCATGATTGCGGAGATGGCAGATAAGTTTACCCGCAACGAGATCATGACCCCGAATGAGTTCCGGCAGGTGATTGGTATGAAGCCCTCGAAGGACCCGAAGTCCGACCAGCTTGCAAACCGTAACATTGCCTCGGCTAACGAGGGGATACCCATGCAGGGCGAAGAAACTTATGCTGACGAGCAGGGTTACGGCTATGCGGATCAGCAGGAAGGAGCGTGAAAAATTCAAAATGGCAATCAATTTTGATTATGACTTTTCCGGTTGGGCGACCAAAGCCAACGTGAAGTGCTTTGATGGCCTGACCATTGCGCCGAATGCGTTCAAGGACTGCGATGGCAAGGTGGTTCCGGTCGTATGGAACCATGACCATAGCGCACCCGAAAGTGTTCTGGGACATGCACTGTTGCAGAACCGTAAGGAAGGCGTGTACGCATACGTCAAATTGAATGATACATCCAGTGGCCAGACTGCCAAGGCCTGCGTGGATAATGGCGACATTGACGCAATGTCCATCTATGCGAACGGCATCCAGAAAGCAGGTCGAACCGTAATGCACGGTATGATCAAGGAACTGAGTCTGGTAATTGCCGGATGCAACCCCGGTGCTCTGATCGATGAAGTCGTGAAGCACAGCGCAGATGGCACTGAAACAGACAGTTCCGAGGCCTATATTTATACCGATTCTGGTCTGAGCCTGAAGCATGGGCTGGACCCGGACGATAATCCGCTGGAGGACGAAACATTGCAGCATTCGGATGATTCCAGCGAAACCGACAAGGAAAAGAAAGGAGAAAGCAAAATGGCTGATGCCAACGAGAAGACCGTCAAGGAGGTATTTGATACCCTGACGGAGGAACAGAAGAACGTGGTTTACGCTATCATCGGCTCTGCTCTGGATGAAGGCAAGGGCGGTGAGAGCGACGACAAGGGTGATGGTGAGGAGGAAAATACTATGCACCACTGCTTTGAGAACGACAACGGCGGCACTGTGCTGAAGCACAGTCTGGATGACATCAACGGCATTATCGCAACTGCCAGCAAGCACGGCACTCTGCGCGATGCTTTCCTGGATGCAGGCATTACCGGCGATGAACTGGCCCACAGCATCGAGAACATGGACTACCTGTTCCCGGATGACCACAATCTGGATACGGTGCCCCGCATTGTGGACCGCGACCAGACCTGGGTTGACAAGGTTATGAATGGTGTCCATCATGTGCCGTTTGCCCGCGTCAAGGTCATGTTTGCTGACCTGACCGAAGATGAGGCCCGTGCCAAGGGTTACATCAAGGGCAACTACAAGAAGGAGCAGGTGTTCAAGCTGCTGAAGCGTTCCACCACTCCGACCACCGTTTACAAGAAGCAGCGCTTCGACCGTGACGACATTGTTGATATGTCTACCATGGACGTGGTCGGCTTTGTCAAGAAGGAGCAGCGCGGCAAGCTGAACGAGGAGCTTGGCATGGCATTCCTGATCGGCGATGGCCGTGACGATGCCAGCGATGACAAGATCAACGAGCTGAACATCCGTCCCATCTTCAACGATGATGATTTCTACACCATCAAGGTTGTGGTTCAGCCCGGCACCAACGCAAACGAGGATGCCAAGGCCAAGGCAACCATCAAGTCCATCATCAAGGCCCGTAAGGAGTACAAAGGCTCCGGCTCTCCGACCTTCTACACCACCGATGATGTGCTGACTGACATGCTGCTGCTGGAGGATGGCATCGGTCATCCGCTGTACGCCGATGAGGCTGCTCTGGCCCGAAAGCTGCGCGTGAAGGAGATCGTTACTGTTCCTCGCATGGAAGGCCGCAAGGGTGCTAAGGGTGGAGACCTGCTGGGCATCGTGGTCAATCTGGCCGACTACACTGTGGGTGCCGATAAGGGCGGCGAGGTCAACATGTTCGATGATTTCAACATCGACTACAACCAGCTGATCTACCTGATCGAGACCCGCTGCTCCG